AGAAGAAGATCAACGGCATTGACCTCATTAGTATTTTTATAATATGCAGTGTGATTACCAACAACAGTATGAACACGAATACCCATGTCCTGCAATCTATCGTAGTAATTATTCTTTGCCCATGCTAGTGCAGAGAAGTCAATACCTTTACGACTATCAAAAGTATCTCCCATATCAATCACTACCTTGATATTGTTCTCTTCCAAATATGGAAAGAAAATATCATTATAAAACTTTAGAAAATAGTCGTGAAATAACTTAGAGTTTTTACGAGCACCAAAGTGTTGATCGGTAATGATTGCAACTTTCATCAATTACGGAGCTTGGAATGCACTGCGTCTTTGATGCTATTATACTCTGAGTAGTTGGATCCGTCAAGAGTGTTGTTGTCGTCAAACACTTCGCTGTAACCAGACCGTTCAATAATCTTGTTCTTGATTTCTAACTGTCTTTTCTCTCGCTGAATACGACGCAGAAAAGCGTAATGAATAATTTGAGTGAAATACGCAAAGGGATTCTGGGATTTCTCTGGGTTAAAGTTATGTATATACTGAACGCAGTTCTCAATTCCGTCAGAGATCATGTCCTCTTTGAACATGTAGTTGACAAAGTTTGGTTTGAATGATAAATGATTTGCAATTTTCAGAAAGCACTCACCGACATATCTTGGAATAGGTGGTTTCGTATCCCACCTTCTTGCTCTCTCTGATTTATCTTGCTCTGAAAGAATCTGTCCAAATTTCTTTCTATATGAAATTTCGACTAATGTTCGATATTCAATCAGAGCAGCAAGGAACTCTTTATTATTGACATAATGTTCGGATCTTTTTCTTTTAGCCATACCCGATTGAATCATAAATTTATCTCATAATATCTATAGATTATAACATCTTTAGATATACTTGACAAGTTATCAAATGTTCTATAGAATAACTCTGTTAGGGTTCATAGGGATGGCTTAGGTACTTTTAAATATCTTTTCTAAAATCTCTTTTACATCATTTACATTACCTAAACGACCCATCTTACGATTAATCGTTGAATTATTTCCTTTCGGTTTATTTGCTGTTCTAATATAATCTTGATACATCATTATCATTTCAATATCAGACGATTCGGACATAGTTAAAACATCATTCATATTGAGAATGAACATGTCATCTGTTGTAGTTTTTAACCATGGTTCTATTTTGTATCCGACAGTTCCTATCTTATTCTTAATTTCTCCAACAACGATTGGATTAGAAACTAATAGCATAGTTCTATCATTCTCTTCAGATGCAGCTACTTTTGCAAATATCTCTTCACCTGATTTTAATTTAAGTGTACAGTAAAAATCGTCTTCTATCATATCTTTAATTGAATAGTGATTATTTCATAGTTAAAGTTTTCTTCATTATATGTTTTGATTCTCTCTATAAAATGATTTAGTGTGTAGTTTCTTCTGTTTTTTGTAGAGCAATCATCTGATATATCATACAGAGTTGCTTTTACTTTATCCTTTCCCTTTCTAAGAACTCGTCCAATACTTTGAAGATTACGGACTCTGGACTTACTTGGAGAGGCAAAGATGACATTATGGAGATTTTTAATATTGATACCTGTAGAGAAAGTTCCATAAGATGCAACGATAATTGCGTTAGATTCTCTTTCAGTTATCTCTCTCACCATTTCTCTTTCTTCGGCATCTACACCCCCATGTATAAAAAATACCTTACGGTCGTCACCCTTGTTCTTATTTATCTTATCATAGAGTATAGCACCATGGGATTCTACTCTTTGAAAAAGAACTAATGAGTTACCCTTAAGATCAAGTGATAGATTTTTAATAAAATTATTACGTTGTTCGTGACCTATTAAATACTGTATCTCATCCTCATATACATCAAACTTTTGTGGAGGATGCTTAAGTACAAGACACTGAATATCAAGTTGAGAAAGATGTCCTTGTCTCATCAATTCATCAGTTCTTGTTACTTTGTATGATGGTCCAAACAATCCCTCTAAGACCCACTTGTGCGTCTGTGTGCCATCTAAAGTTCCAGTAAATCCAAATCTATACTTTGCATGATGAAGTTTGGTCATGATCTGTATTAGAGACTTAGACTTGAATAAATGTGCTTCATCGCCTATAATGACACCATACTCTTCAAAGAAAGATCTCTCTAGTTTATATACAGATTGCCAAGTCGTAATTGTCACTGGAGCTTCATTACTTTTTTCCTTACCAGAATAGATACGGTGACAATATGAATCAGCATCCCAACCATAATCAAGAAAATCCTTGTACATCTGCTCTACTAGAGATGTCGTCGGAACAACTAAAAGGATTTTTTCTCCTCGGTCTACATAATATCTCACTAGAGAATAAATCATCAAAGATTTGCCTGAAGCAGTGGGGCTTATCAGTAACTTTCTGTTATGCTTTAGAGCACCGTATACTCCCTCAACTTGGTATTTACGAGGAGTATGAGAACAAATAGAGTTCATATAATCCTTAACACCTTCTAAGGAAATATGATTATTCTCTTCATAAGGAGTTCCATAAAATTTATTATCTTCAAACTTATAACTGTATCCGTAGTTGTCACAGAACTGGACAATTTTATCTAACAGACCAACATAGATCTGCTTAGACCTCATATCGTAAAGGTGAATCTCTCCGTTCCAATTCCTTCCACGATACTGTGGCATAAATTTTGCATTCGGAACTTCAAACTTAAAGTGGTCTCTAAGTTCATATTCGATATGAGGTTCAGTATTAATTTTTAGAAATACTTCGTTTGATTTAGATATAACAAGATTGGCAGTCGTATCAATCACGTAGACCCATTCATCTACAAATATTTATTACATATTCTCAAACTTATATTCCAACATCATTCTATACAACGAATCTCTTAAGTACCAAAGATGTTCTTGCTCCATTGGATGTCTGGCTGGAGAACCTTCCCAATTTTCAATCCTTTTCAAAACACAGTGATGTAATAGACGAATATCTTCTATGGTCAAACTAACTGTATAATCAAACTCTTGACTTGGTTCGAATTCTTCATTCATTATCCTAGTCCTGAATTAAACCTCATGAATTCTATTGCGTTTTTAATTTGATAAGTTCTATTAGTTATCTGCTTCAGTATGCTCTCAATATAGACGAGCATCGTATCATAGTAATCAATTTTTAGACATACTGTAGAGAGTTTATCATCTGCATCAAGATATTTTTGCATTGTATCTTTGTCGCGAATCTTTTTTGGAAAGGGGTTTTCTATGTATACATCAGGGTCTGCTTTACCACTGAAGTATTCATAACGTTCATGCCTTATATTTTTTCTTTGTTGCTCTGCTTTTTTTCTTAAAAGAAAAAGTGTATTATAAAGTTCAAAGTATTTTGCATGTAGAGAGGGGATGTTTAGTGATTCATCATGTAGATTGTCTCTATCAATTTTTGAATCTTTTTCCCACATCTCTTGAAGTTTATCAAGATCGATCATAAAGTGTTTCCGGACATATCCTGCATATCATAGATAGTATACTTGAAACTTACGTCTGCTGTAAAGTACTCGATATCTGTATCAGTTGCATCGAAAGTAATAGTTGATAAGGAATATGGAAATACATCTTTAAACATCACCTGAAATTTTGGAACAAGATTGTTGCTTAGAACTTGTAATGTGGCATCAGAATAGATGTTCTCACCCTTCTGTCCAAATTTACTAATAATTTTACCATCCTTACTGAGATCTTCTAGTTGACTTAACTTCTCTGGATATCCTAGACCTCTTATCCAATTTTGAATCTCCATATAATTAAATAGATCTTCATCCACTAGAAATCTAAGAGTTAGATCTCCAAAGACAATCTTATCTCCAGGAATATCAATATCTTTAAGGTAACTTGTTTGTTGAGCAACCCCAAGATCCAAGGATGGAATATTTGCTTGGTTGCAGAAAAATGCCGCAGCAGGACTTCTCTTCAATGCAAACTTAAAACCAGTTGGTGCTAAGAAGTTTCTATTCTCAATAGGATTCCCAGGTCTATCTGCTGGTTTTTTTCTGGTTGTCATTACTCGCTAACTACTGTTGAATTTGTAAAATGCTTGGGTGCGTATGTTACACCATTTTTAGTAACAGTAGTTGCTTTGACAGCATCAGCATCAGACTTATTTGTATAGACTTTTCTATCAGCATAAGTTTCTGACCAGGTATTATCACCTTTATAATATACGTCACCAATCGTGGGATTCATAACACTATTTGTTTTGATATGAAAGGGCATTTTTTTGTATATCTCTACATGATTATTTAGAAGCAAAAAAAAGACCCCCCGAAGGGAGTCTTGTAAAACCTTGTGAATACGGATCACATGAGGTTCTTAACAGTAACGCGACGATAGTAGCGGTTGCTGTTGACACGGAGACGACCTGCGCCCACGGTGGTTCCTTCTGCGAAGGGGTTAGCAGTAAGACCATAACGAGTCTTAAAGCCGATTTTAGGTTGGAAGGTGTTCTCTCCAACGGCGCGAACCATCTGGAGGGGAACATAAGGACAATAGAAGAGTCCTGCGTCATAAGGGGAAGAACCCTTATATCCAACAACGTAGTACTGGTTTGCAGCAACGTTAGCAGAATATGGGTCAATGTATACACGGAATTTGCCCATCAAGACTCCAGCAAAGGTGTTGCCGGTGTCATCAACGTTCAGATTTGCATTCAGTGCAGGGGTGTAATCGAGCACACCAGCCATGGTCAATGCAGACGCTACGTCAGCAGAGCACATGATGATGTTGCCCTTTCCGCGACGAGTTCTTTGTGCGATTGCGTTCGCATCTCTCTCGATTTGGAAAAGAAGACCTTTAAACTTCTCAACAGACCAACGTCCATTGGAATCAATGTCAAGGTCAAACTCACCAGCAGTTGCAACGTTAGTTGCTGCACCAGGTTCTGCAATCTTGTAGATCGTTCTGATGACTTCTCTGTTGATTTCCGCAAGGATTTCAGTGGAGAGAATGTTGGCAAGTTCTGCTTCAGCATTAAGACCGTGGATTGCCTTAAGGTCTTGTGCCAGTTCCAAGGAGTACTCTGCTTTCAGAGCTCTTGACTTGGCGGTTACAGTGACTTTCTCAATCGAGAATGCCATCTGGTTGAAGGCAGCATCACCAGCACCATTCAGTGCTTCGGACTCAGCCGTGGTCATGCCCTGACCGACATCATATCCGGTCGAAGATGCAGAACCGACGGGGTTCAGTGCTCCGGGGTTGCTTCCTACTTGTGCCTGGGTAGTACCCAAACCAGCATTAGCATCGGAGAAACCACCGGTAAGGGTTCTACCTGCGTTCTGACCAGAGAATGAGGTATCTGCTTCGTCGAAGAATGCCTCGTTGGCGTTTGCCTGTGAGGTGTACTTCGAACGCATTGCGAAGATAAGTCCAGTAGGTCCGGACATTGGTTGTACACCTGCGAGGTCATATGCGACCAGGTTAGGCATAGAACGTCTGATCAAGGAGATCAGAACGGGGTCGAAACCTGCAACAGGTGATGCACCCGAACCAGAGAAACCAGCATTGCCAGTTCCAGAGGGGTCAGTGTTTACGTTTGGTTGCTCATTTAGCATTCCACCTGCATTGAAGGAGGAAGACTCTCTAAGGAATTTTTCTTGGTTTTCTAACAGGACAGCGGTTACTGCACGACGATGTGAATCTTTGATTTCATCGCATCCTTCAGCATTGAGAAGGGGTGCCCACTTTTCCTGCAGATGCTCAGATTGGAACATTTGCTTTTTACCTTTAAGTGTTTAGTTTGATTTAATGTTAAATTCAGTTTTGCTTACCGAAAGAACCTAAGGTCTTCAGATAGGTTTCCATTGAACTTGAGTAAGACTCAGATCCAGCTTCATCCACACCTTCGGATAAGGTTTCGGTTTTTGCTACTGGGGATTTCTTATCGGAGAAATATGACTCCTTAAGTGTTTCCAGTTTTTCACGATATTGACCTTCACTTTCAAACTCTACACTTTCGGAAAGTGAGGCGAGCTTCTCTTTCTGGGTCTGTGCTAGACCTTCGGAGACTTGATCCAAGATACCATCAGCAGTTGCCTCTGAGAGACGACCATTGAGTGAGATATTTTTCTCAATTTGCTCATTGAGTTTGGTTTCCATATCATCTAATTTTTCTACCATGCTCTCAAGCACATCATACTTATCTTCAGGGATTGTTACATAATGTTCTTCAAATAGACCCTTCATTCCTTCAAGGAAGGATTCGGTCATTTCGGACTTAAGTCCGGTTTCAACTGCGAGTGCATTCTCTTCGAACCACTCGTCAGCAACATACTCAAGATAAGAATCAACTCTTTCTGCGAGTGATTCTTTTGCTGCTTCGATTTCCTCAGCAAGTTTTTCTTGATACTGTGCTTCCAGTTCTTCTTTAATACCAGCAACCTTTGCATTGATTGCTGCTTCAAAGATGGTCTTTGCCTTTTCTTTGAAATCTTCGGAGAGTTCTTCACCACCGAGGAGGGCATTTACGTCCTCTTCGACATCATACTCAGCGACAGGTGCTTCTTCTTCTGCAACAACATCTTCAGTTGAGATTTCCTCTTCTTCAATAGTTGCTTCAGTCGAAACTTCCTCTTCTTCCTTCATACCTTTCATGGGATCTGCGGATTTTGCGCCTTTGTTAACAACGTCTTTTACTTGCTTGAGAGTTCCGCCGGGAGTCTTCAGCTTTGCTGAATCATCATCGACTTTGTAATTCTCTGGGGTAGGACCACCAAGATCTTCGTAAGTGGGGGGAGTACCACCTGTGGTAAGCTTAGGCATAGCTTCTGCAGGTTGTGCTCCAGCATTTACAGCTGTCTTGGATTGGGGTGTCTTTACTTCCATTTCTTGTAATTGTTTTCCACGAGACATGTGAACTCTCCGTTTTTTCCGTATTAAAACTATATTTATTTATAAAATTAAAGATTCGAAAGGAAATCATTAAAGATGCTTAACTTTTGTTCGTCAAGTTGCTTCTGATCTACTAACGTGTTAATCTGTTTGTAGGTTTTTTCTACATACTTCTCACGAAGAATGCCTCCATCCCATACCCAATCTTTACCTTCCATAATGCCTTCAACGAAAGCATCAGGTGCAGAAGGATCAGCAACGATATCAGCAGCAGTTGCTAACATAAAATCGTCACCGACAATGTTAACACCCTCACGGGTCTGCTTTAATGAACCAATACCACGGGATGAAACACCGAGTTTTACACCTTCTTCAATAAGTGAAGATGCAATTTTACCCATAGGGGTGCTCAAGATTTTTGCTTTACCAATAAAGTTAGATCCACTCTCTCTTAAAGAAACAATCTTATGAGATACACGATCTAAATTAACTGTTGGTCCATCAGGGTGTCCAAGTTCACCAAGTGCTCTACCTGATTGAACATGGTTTTCATTGTATCTTCCAACTTCACGGCGAAGTGTCTCCATAGGATACATACGACCATTACGGTTCTTGATGTTTCCTTGAAGGAATACTCCCTCAATATACATTGACTTCTTGCCGTTCTTTTGTTCGACAATAAATTCTACTGACTCTACTTCTTCTCTAATCAGTTTCATCCGTTTGCACCCTTACTTGATTGTACTTGTTGGTAATGAAGTGTTCCAGATCCAGTTCCCAATGCTGCAACCATAAAGGAACCTCTCAATTCTGCAGAATTGGTTGGTGTAAGTGCAGCAGGATTTCCTGAACTTGAATCATGATTTACAACAATTCTTGTGCTATAAAATCCATCAACACCGGCAGTATTATTAATTGAAGAAACAATTTTATGAGTAAAATTGTAATCAGTTTGTCCAGTTACAGTAAGAGATACTGCATCACCAACCTGAAATGGGGATCCAGTTCCCTCAGGAAAATCAATAGTGGTTGTTGCTCCTGTAGTAATACCAATTACTTTTTGATTTCTACAAGCACCTAAAGTAATAACTTCTGCTTCACCACTCGCAACATAATAATTTTGTGTTGTTGCTGTAGGTAAAGTACCAATGGCAACATGTGCTCCAGCACCAACAGCAACAACTCTCAAAGCATCTGTTTTATGTGCCGTTGTATTAAGACCTCTACTAGAAGATGATCCATTTATGGGAAGTGCTGAATTAATACCGACCGGATTATGCGCCATTATTCTTTATAGTTCATTTTTATAATAGTTATTTATAATCACTCTTCTTCATCTACTTCTACTTCAGTTTCAACTTCAATCTGATCTTCACCAGAGAAAACTGAATTAGCTACTAAAGGACGGAACGCATCAACTCTCTCAGATGACTTTGCATAAAGAACGTCTTTAAGTGCATCACTGATTTGAGATGGTGACTCATCCGCAATAATCATATCTAAAAGGTCATCCATTTAATTGTATAGTAAACAACTAGATATATTTATATTTCTCCACCTTTGGGCATTTCTGGTGCTTCGGTTGAAGACCCGTCAATGTCAGGTTCCATTTGTGGTTTTCCTAAGTCTGTGCTTGCTTCCGTCTCAAAAGGCAATCCGGTTGCAGGGTCAATCGTTGCAGGATCTGGAATAATTCCATCCTTAATTTCTTTTTTGATAATTGCATCCTGCTCTACAATTTCTATATCAGTTTGACGCAAGATCTTACGTCTAATATAATCTTGTGAATAGTATTTACCAACATATGGTTCTGCAGTTGCAACAAGAGCAAGTCTCTCATTCATCAATTCTGCATCTTTCAGTTCTGAGAAATGATTGTCATACAAGAAATCATACTGAATATGCTCACTCATAATCTCCCAATCTTCGGGAGTAATTACATTCTTTAGGATCAATTGGGTCTTCAGCATGTCATTAAACATGTTGGAGAATCTCTTTCTTAAACGAGAAACAAACTTGGTGAACTTGAGTTCATCTCTTAAGATCTCAGAAGATCTCCCCAAGTTAAACCCACCTTCTCCATCCATTCGTGATGGTGGGACGTTAAGCGAACGGTAGAGTTTCTTTTTAAAGTATTCAATATCAGTGATTTCACCCAAGTTTTGTCCGCCAGGGAGAGTGGAGATTTCGGTTCCTCTT